GCCGAGGTGGCTGCCGTGTAAGCGAAAACACGCACATTACCCATCTTCGAGATAACACTCTTAAGAGTGGGACGGCCGTCTCCAGGTAGGAGACCGGCTGCTGTTGCCGCAACAGAGCCCTGGTGTAAAGCAAGGGTCTGCCCTGTGTCCAAACCGTCGATGTGGCTTAAAAGCCCCATCGGTCTAACCACCACAGGGGTCTGACTAGAAAGGTCATGAGGCTTATCGAGGAAAGCAACAAGTTGGGTTATTGTCTGTATGGCTTTAGTAACAGGCTCAATGAGGGCAGAAACTCCCTCATAGGCTGTGCCAACACCAGAAACAACCTTATCGATACTCTTCCCAATGGACTCTTCAGAGGGCTTGAATTTCTTCTTGCCACTCTGAGCCTCAGCAGTGACCACTGTGTTGGAGGGTCCGGCAAGTTGGACGTGTTCTAGTGAAGCATAAATCGACAACTGAACGTTGGACGGAGTCGCAGCCGTAGATGATGAAAGCGGGTGTTGCATAAAAACAACAACCATCCCGTTCTCACCACCAAAGCTTTGACGAAGGTCTTTAAAGGAATAAGGGTGGTTCCAGTCGAGAGTGTACTCAATAACCGATTGACTTGACAAGTCAATGAGGTAATCAGGCACAGAAACGACCGGGGTGATTTGCTCATAACCACTAATTCCAAAGCCGACTGTTCCAACGCCAGGGATGTACTTAATGCCAACCAGACCGGTGGTGTAGGGCGTACACGCTACAACAAACGTAAGCTTCGTCTTGCAACGGAGATAACGAAAGTTGTAGAGTGACGATATAACCGCGGGCATGGTTAGCAATGCGTCAGGGAACACCAACTTGGTGAGGACATCGCGTGAGGCGGTTGCAGAAGTAATCACAACCTTCTCGATGAGATACAGACGACGGCCGGGCGGAAAGCCTGGCCGCGCCAGCGTCTCATCTGCGACATCAAGAGGAACGAAGGATGGGCCCTCGCTCTCAGTGCTAGCCCGCGGGACGGCGGACAAGACTTGGGTTAGTCCTTCTTGTTGTTGGGACGGGTCAACAACCGGAGCATTTTGAGTACGCTCCGGAATACTTTCTGCAAAGGTTTTGCTGGTAATTGAAGGCGTATAGGCTTGGTCCATAATACCATAGGACGGCCACGCACGGGTTTTAACGGCAGTGAAACACTGCCGGTTTTCCCGCGATCCAGTAGGGGAAACCGTGAAGAACCCCATCTGTTCGGCCGGGGCGGAGGATGAAACACCATTGGTCAAAGATCCCCCCGCGGCATAAAAAATACCGCGCTTTGATAACAGGTCAGCGCGTAAAGCGTTGTAATTGTGGGTGACCTGAGCCCACCCCACCTTTGAGAAGTGGGAATTGACTTTGGCCTTGACCTTTTCAAAAGCGTCTCGACCATAGAGAACCATTTCCCGAAGGAAAGAGTCAATCTTCTCATAGGTGTTTTGTCTAGAACCTGGTCCGCCCCAGACAAAAGTGATCTGCTCACTAAGGGAGTCTTCGGTCAAAACGAAGTAAGTCGCACAAGGGCGACGCTTCATGATGACCAATTCCTGCCACTTCATGGGCTGAATCGGTGTGTCTTTCACACCAGATGTAATCGAGCGGCCAAAGCGGGCCTCAGCTACGCGCTTAAAGGCGTGGCCATCGAGAACAACTGAAGAGAAAGCTATGTCATCTGAGTAATTAACCCACGCAACATCCTCATTAAAGGACTCGATGGTGGGATTCTCACTACCAACGACAATAGACCAGGTGGCGACTGCAAGAGTCTTAACATCAATCATATTGACAGGTGTGGTCAAACCACTACCAGACAAATTTGAAGGCCGGGAGAAATAAACTTTCCCAGCAACGATGTTCATAGACTCAAAGCCAGAACGCCACGCCTGATAAAGTTGGTTCTCATCCTCTTTGGTTATGGAGGGCATGTACAAACGATACCAGGGCAAGATATTCTTAAAGAAAATGATCAGAGCCCAGATTAAGTTGAAGGTCACGTCATGGTTTTCAAGGTCAAGGTTCCAATGAACGCTAAAACGCTTGAGCCACTTCATGACCAACAAGCCTTCCGGACTACAGAAATCAATACCATAAAGCATCCCATTAACGACACGGGTGCGCTTCAGGTGTCCAATCCAAGAACCAAAGGTCATCTTTTGTGCGATGACCACCTCAACTGGGAAAATGCAAATATCCCGAGGAATGTCGACCTTCACAGGCCTCCTATTCTCAACTTTACAACAACTGAAAGTGAAGAATTCAACTGCTTGATTCTTTCTCCAACAATCAATGTTTCGCCATCTAGCTTCGGTGGCAGGGGTAAGAACAAGACGACCATCAGGATTTCGAACGATGTTGGACATCTTCCCGGGCAAATGCCCGGGTTCAACCACGGTAGGGAAGCCAGGTGAAGTCTTGAGGTCCACACCAGGTGTATCCCACTCGGCGCATCCATTCAAGGCTTCGTCAAGTGTTAAGAACCGGGCTGGTCGAGGAGGGGCGGAGAGCATCGTAGCCTCGGCGGCCCTCCCGTATGCAAGACGATCAACATCGCTAACCCTAACAAGGAAAGGTTGCTTCTTACCCTGAGCCCGCACGACGGCCGGAACGCCATCGATAGGACGAAGGTTGACAGGAGACCTAGAAGGTGGTGGGAAACGCACCAACAAGGAGTCATCCCCAGCGAAGGAGAAGCCATCAAGCTCGCCATGAAATATAGATTCTTCAAGCGTGACACTGGTCGGCACGTATGGAGTGCGCCGGGGGTCAAGATCTCCGAAGTAACTCTGCAGGGGATAGGGATTTTCCGAATAGGAAAGGACCTCAGCACTCTGTTGCATAGGCACCTCGTCAAACTTCGGAAAGAAGTAAAATCGGAGGAAATCATCCACGTAATCACGATCAATCCGAATAGCGTAGGCGCGGTTCTTGTCACCTGCACCGTGGATGCCAAACCAGGGATGCTGCCCGAGGGGGCCAGCTGTGGTGGTCGCAAGGTAAGGAGCTCCACAATCCCCTTCTCTAGTTGTTCCACCAGAGAAGTAACGGAGAAAGTCCCAGGAGTTACCACTACGAAGCGTGGTGAGTCCAAAGCCATCATAGGATGATAAGACGACATCACGAGCATTAATCGTAAGAGCTGTGCTATCCTCGTGGTCACCAAGAACGATGTTGGGCATTATTATACGAGCCCCGGATGTCTCCTCAGGATCAAATGTGGATGGGGCAATGAAATGGCGGATGTCACCGAATTGCTGAAAGTCTATGGGGAACAAGATGAAACTCAGATCAAGGTTGGCATCACAAATCACCTGGGCGACACCTGACATATAACTCTCGGTGGAAAAAGATGTGCAGCGGATCACTGCCACAGAGCGAGAAGTGCGGCCGTAAACAGACATAATGGCGCCCTTCTCAAGATTGGCAAAGGGATGGGAATTGCTCATAGCCACTCGAAGGACAACACCAGTTGCAAAGCAAACACAACCGGCCTTGGCTGAAGGGTTCTTAACCCAAAGCTTCACCATATTCCGCCTTATCTTATCTGCTCGACCATCAACTTGGGGCTGCAGGAATTCAGTAGATCCTTGGGATTCAGGCTGAAAAACCTGTTTGCCTGGAATCTTGCGAGCAACGGATCTAAACTTCACAGCATCATAGCCTGTGGATTGCTCCACTGGGCTCTGAGCCAGAGCTCCAAGGATCACGTTTATGAGGGACACTGCCGCAACGCCAAGGAGAGTTCCACCGATGATTGCTCCAGCGCTGCGAACAACAAGCCACAGGATGTCATGGTTTCCTTCGTAGTACTCAGCGAACCACTTCACAAAGAAATTACGGCTGTCTGGACAATTAACCTCAGACAATATCGTGGTGTGAAAGTGATCCTCAAGCTTTGTGCCTTTCTCCTTGTACAGAGAGACGGCACACACGTCCGAAATGAAGCGGATCCCGTGGATACCACAAACACTATTGGCATCAGATCTCAAAAAGAAACATGGACCGGTGCGGCTAAGGAAGCCAGGTTGGGGGTTGGCTTCCAGGACTGAGCGGACATCCTCCTGATTAGCCAAGAAGAGTTCCTCAACCTTTGGGGGAATAAGGTCTCCAACATGCTTCAATAGGAAAGGACGGAGGAAAGTTTCAGTAGATCCGCCAGCAAGGTCGCTGATGTCATAGGTTGGGAAAGCTCTTCGTAGGGCAGAAAGGGCCCTATCAGTCTGCTCATTTGGGAGTCCCATGTCACGGAGGATGGACAACACGTCAGCTTCCACAAATTTCATTTGTAGCATAGGTGCGTTTTCTTCTTCAGACCCTTCAGGAGTTTGGAAATACTGGGCACCAATGAATTCAGAAGAGCTCGGGACATAGTCAGAAGCTTGCCGGGGGGACTCAGCAGGGGTGAAGGCCTCAGAGGGAAGGGTGGCCATACGTTGGACAAAGGTCTCCTTTGGGAAGGATATGTCCGGGGGTGGGATCTTAGGGCGCCTCTCACCGGCGGGATCTGGGGTGGGATCACCTCTGTAAATCAACTTGTATTCATGCAGCTTCTTCTTGACCATCTTCGCAATGCTAGAATCAC